GGCCAAGAGTGATAGTGGACTGAAGAGTTGCAGTTGTACCAGCACCCATATCAGATAGGTTAACTGTCAATGCCTGCCCACTATCCAATGTAATAGCAACAGATCCAACGTCACCACCTGATGTTACTGTGTTTTTACCAAGGAGGGGCAGTGATGGAACTACCCCGTTTGTTACTGTGGCAGATAGTAGGCTTGGAATAGCATCGGCTTCTATGTAAGTCTCGCTTGCGGAAAAGGCATCGCCAGTATTTACAACATTAAAGCTAGTGTCGTAATCAACAGTAGGAACACCATTAGTGATACCAGCATCGGCTAGATCAAGAGAACCTATTTGACCTGCTACTGTATTAGCTTTTGGCGTGACATTTGTACCTGCAACACTAATAGACGATCCAATTCGTTCACTCATTGCTGAAGCTGCAACAGTGCTTACTGAGGCTACAGATTGAATACTATGCGTTATATCTGCATAAGCTGGTGCAGACATTACAAACAAAAATGGAATTAGTCTTTTCATTTGATACCTACTTTGTTGTTCTTATTATCTACTATAGTATCTTTTTTCTTTTTTATCTGAAATCCTAGTGATGCAGTACTAGCTGAAAAAATACTTGCAATGAATGTAGGGTCAAAATCCACTATTTTCTTACCAGAAGGCGGTTCATAGTATGAAAGGGATAAAAGTGTTGCCGACCAAAGAAGCACGCAAACTTTGACAATGGTTTCAACTCTACTAGGTTCTTGATCTTCCATATAAAAAAAGCTGCCTGTGGGTATCTCTAAGCATTGACCACTGCTTAACAAACAGCTATGTGCTAAATGTAGCAATTATTGGTATGTTTGGAAAGTAACACAAAAAAAACAATGTCAAAGTTTCTAATCAATCTATTTATCAGGTTCGGCAAGTCAGAATCTTTGCGTAAAGCTGCATTATCGCTTTGTAAAAGCTTAGTAGCAAAAACTGATAATGACCTTGACGATAAATTAGTTGAGCTTCTTGAAGCTAAATTATTTCCAGTAAAATGAAACCAAAAAAATTTCTAAACATCGAGATAGAAGATGCTCCATTAGAGCTAGAACTATCGGTGGAACAGAGATGTCGTGACATTTTGGCCTCAGATGACATCTACAGCATCAAACGCTATTCCACTTATCTGGTAAGGCATCAAATGAAACAAGATGTATTTCTTGCATCTTTACTTGGTCGTCTTGTAGAACTTGAGGCTACTCTTGCCACTCAGCAGGTAAGAAAAGATAAAAAAGGTTTTATCAAGAAGATGAAACGCTTTCTTCGTATTCCTTAAGTTCTTCTGGTTTAAAATCCTTTACCAATAGCTTTGGTATTTTATCAATCTCAAAATTATATTTTAAGATTGCTGTCCTTATATGTTCTGTAACCCAGCTACCGTTATTGGCAACAACTTCTGCTTTATTTCTTGAGTTAATATTTATCTTGTGTTCTATTCCCTTCAGTTGTATATCAAGTAAATTTTTTTGTAGGTTTTTTATTCTTATCTCTCTTAACTTCCTAAGTTTTTTTGAATCACTCATTTTCCAGTTCCGCTATCCTTTTATTTATAGCATCATATCTTACACAATATTCCTTAAGATCTAACCGTTCAAACCAAAATTTTTTCTGTAATTCTGCAAGCTGGTCGTAATAATTTTTTATCAGGTCTTTATTTTTCATGTAACTCATACTTGGTAATCAATGCCTCTACAACATCTTCGGGCAGTACTTGTTTTAACAATGGGTCAGACCAACCTTTAGGAGGTAACTGTATTACCTGACCAAACATATCTTCATTTTTACGTTGCCATGTGACCTCCCACAAAATAGCACCACCAAGCATGATTTCATTATTTGGCTTTGCAGAGACTTTCATTTTTTCAAGACCTCTGATGGATACTTGAAAAGTAAATTGTTCATAGCCTTTGTAAGTTCCATTGCTATTTTTAAATTCTTACTTTTAAGATTTTTGTCTCCTCTTGGTGCATTTGAATATATGTAATTAGATGCAACAACAAAGGCTCGTATCGCCTGATTAAAGTCAGCATCATCAATTTTTAAGTTGTAGGTGATTTTTTTGTCCATAATTTTATAAGAAGTTCAAGTTCAACAATTCTTTTCTTTGCTGCTGCAATTTTTTCGGCTGTTGTCATTTATATGCCTTGCGGTAAGTATCAATAAATTTTAAATAAGCTTCTGAGAATAATTTGTCTAAATCATCTCTATCTTTATCAATAGCTTTAAGCCTTCCAAGTTCCATCGCAAATTCAATAGTTTGGCATAGCTCATAAGTCATAGGCACATCAAAAACTTTTGCTTTGTCGATAATTTTTTTTCTGCTCATAATTTTTAAATCCATAAATAAAAAAGGGGCATTATGCCCCTATAAATTAGGCTGGTACTGCTTCTGAGTTTCTACTCTTTACAGGTAATGTAAAGTCATTTAATCTTACCTGAATAGATGCTCCAGGAGTTCCATCTCTTTTCTCAAAAGTATTTAGGTTACCAGATCCTGTCACGGTAATCTGACTGCCTTTCTTGATATAGTCCATGACGACATCTCCTCGATTGCCCCATACAGTGCAATCAATTGAAACAGTCACATCTTGGATGTCTGTTAGTAGTCTGAAGTTTGTTACTTTAGTACCTTGAGAAGTTTCCTTCTGTACTGGATCTGAGGCTAGGTTGCCAACGGCTGTAATGCTTAACATAATAATTTAATTAGTCAGGGTTGTTAGTTTTGTTCTGCCAATCCTCAATGTCTAATCGGTTGTACCGAATAGTGTTATTAAGGATGACAGTCCATTTCGGGCCACTGGGATGACCCTTGCGAGTTTTGGTTCTCCAAAGTCGCACAGTTTGAGGTTTTACACCAAGCTCTTCAGCTAATTGATCTGAGGTTATAAGTTCATTCATGAATCCTCCTTCTCTAGAATAAGTGTTAATAATCCATCTCTTTGATCTTCACTAATAGCATTAGTTTCATATCGTTTTGAAATGTTTTTCTTTAACAAACCGAGTTTGTTTTTGTTACCAGGTTTATTAATGAAGGCTTCACATTCTTTGATGAACTTATCACTTTCGGATCTGTCAATTGGTTTATTACTTGAGACAGTTGGTTTACTATCATCAGGTTTCAACCATGCCTTGTCCTTATCGTATAAAGACAGGCCAAATTGATCTCCAAATTGCATTAAAGCACGTTTTCTTGCATCACTTTCTGCTTCTTTAATGGCTAATTCATGCTTTTCACCAATACTGCCCATGCGACCATGACCAGCACCTGTGCCTTCTCTGACAATATTATTACCAACGGTGATTTTTACTTTGGCAATATAAGTAATAGGGTTAGTATCTGAAACGCAAAGTGTATAGATTGTTTCCGATGACCAGCCATCAAAACCAAAGATACGGTTTGCTTCCTGTATAACGTACCAGCTTTCAAGGTAAGCTAACTTCTGGCCACCTCCACCTGGTCTGTAAGATACATTGTCTTTGTTAATTTTTTTATTAAGCAGTTTTTTCTGCTCTTCATTAAAAGTCATTTTTCTAAGGGGGTTGAAAATGCCCATCTGGGCAGGGATAAAGATTGAACTCCTGTTTGACACCAGCTAGGCCAATCATCAAGCAGGCGACATTCGGCAATTTTGTCCAAAGCTTCCCTGGACAGTTTTTGCCCTTCTTGCAAAGCATCATCATCAAGCTCCCATAATCCGACATCAAATGGATATTCAGATTGCACTACAAGAAAGATAAATCTCTTAGCTGATGGGATACCATTTAAATAATGTTTCGCTTGCAAATGATAGGTGAAATTTGCCACTGCCTTTGCAAAGTCTCTAGGGTTTGCTCCTGTTCTACTAGTTTTCAAATCCACAATAGTTTCTTTATTTAACCAGTCAGGTCGGCATTTACAGGTCAAACCAGAGGTGGTATCTTCCCACCAGTAAGATTTCTCTGCAATACCAAAACTTAATAATTTCTTGGCATGAGGTTCTGCAAAGACGGCATCTCTCATTTTAATCGCATTTGCCATATCAGATTCAGTAACAGGAGTGATACCTTTTTCTTCAGCTTCCTTAGCCTCTTCCTTACCTTTTTTGGTAGTTCTTGATGATACTGCAACAAACCTTTTTGTCAGTTCATCAGGTTCTAATACTGCACAATGGGTCAATGTTCCTAGCAACATGGCAGCCGTTGGTTTATGTTCTGGCCTTTCGGGATTAAGAAAAGAGTTCCAGTATGCTTTCGGCCCATGCTTTACCATTGTTTTTTGCATTGATGCTGAGATCGCATCATCAGCATGATATTTTTCGTTTGAAATTTGGATTGATCCTGTTGTCATGAGTCTGAGTACCTCTTAGTATGAGGGCCATATTGCATCATTATCCGAGGCCATGTTTTTAAAATCAATGCCTTGTCCTGTGGCATCGCAACAAGACCTGCTTGTGCAAGTCTCTTGAGAAAAGGTGATGCGTCAGAAGAATCAATTACAGATGCAAATGTATTAAAGATTTCTTTCTCAGTCATAGTTAAGATTGGGTTGCCGAGGTCGGAGCGTTCAGGGGTTGGTCGCTTCTTCCTCGGTTTTTTATAGAAGCGTAGACCAAGATCATATTCAGTCATCATTGTTTTTTCTCAACTCTATTAAAAGTTTTACAACAAGCAAAAATGTCATATAAAACGTGAGAATTTAAATTATTTGGATTTTTTCTTATCCAACAATCACCTTCAGTTAAAAAACCACTACTTCTCAAAGTTAATAAAGTTCGTTCGGAAATGTTGAAATATTTAGAAGTATCTTTTTGATTACTCCATTTTTTGTCTTTAGAATCAACTTTTTTTGCCTCTATTAATGCCCTATAAAATGCGGTGTAATTTAATCGTTCCTTACCATTTTTCTGAGTAATGACATAACCACAAGCTCGAACAAGGTCAGACTTGCTAACATCACCAAGTTCTCTGACTTTTGCAAGAAGATCATCACCAGTAAGCATCTCTTGTTTCTTTTCAGGTTGAGCATCAAGAGGTTCTAATTTTCTTTCTAGCTGTTGTTGAACTCTGTACAAAGCTGTTCTAAATTCAAAAAACAAAGCAATTTGTTTATCAGAATAAATATCTTTAAGTTCTGGTTGTCCATCTTTGCCAACAATAGATTCTTGAACATGATAAGATTCAAATATTTTTTTATCAAAAAAGGAAATAAATAACTCAAAAATCTCTCGACCTAATTGTTTATCAAAAAAGGAAAAAGCTTCAATATCTCGTAAAATCCATTGAACTTTGTCATTGATAACACCATCAATTTCTGTGTAGTTCATCGTCTAGCTAACTCCTCACACGCAGCTTGTACATTAAAAGTGTGGCAGTCTATTTGGGTAGAACGTGTCAAAGAATCAGTAAGCGAGATATATCCTATGCCAAAAATGCAGAGGTAAAGAAATAAATGTTTCATGGGGTTGGGTTTCAGGGGTAAATTAATAATAACTAATGGTCAACACTTGTCAACTGTTCATGTATATCTTTCACTCTTTGCAGTGGTATAGCAGCACAGGCTGGGATTACTGCATTCCCTAAAGCCTTAAGTCTGTGTGACCGATCTCGAAGCCCATCATCTCCTCTACGAAGGCAGGGTTCAGATGTGTAGCTTCGCCAGTTTGGGGAGAGCAATCTTCGTTTATAACCCCACTTAGATAGCCCTGTTTTTTCCATTTTAAGCTTGACTTGCTCCCTACTTGACCGCATCCCTTCCATTCCGATGCCCTGGGAGTTGGTAGTAGAGAATTGAAAATCTTTACTGACTCTGGATTCACCGCCTCTCTTAAAGTTGCCAGTTGCGTTCTGCCTTTTCTCGAACCCTGCATCTGTCTTTTTATTCCCTCCTTGCTTCTTGGTGGCAAGTGATCCATTGTTGTCGGGGTCGGTAAGGGTTTGTTTATAGGCAACCAGGAACCATCTGTCTCGGTGGTGACAGGCTTGCACAGTATCGCTTGCTCGAAAAGTTGACCATTCTGCATTATACCCTCCCTCGGAAAGCTCTCCGAGTACAATGTCCAATCCGTTATTAAGGATCGCTGCCACGTTTTCCAAGATGATGTATCTGGGTCGTACCATGCGTATGACTCGCATGAGTTCATAGAACAATCCTGATCTTGTTTCTTTAGTAATGCCAAGCCTTTTCCCTGCCGTACTGATGTCGGTGCACGGAAAGCCTCCGCATACTGCGTCAAATTGAAAAGGCTCTGCTGTAAATGTTGTGATGTCATCGTGAATAGGTACGTTAGGCCAATGTTTATTTAATACTTTTTGACAGTATGGATCAATTTCAATAAATTGTGTAGTTTCAAAACCGCCAACAAGTTTTTCAGCAGCATAAGAGAATCCTCCTATACCACTGAAAGTATCAAGTAATTTAAGTTTTTTCATTCAATATCTTCTTGCTGTCTGTCCAAAAATTTAAGGCATCGGTTTATAGATTCCAACTCTCTTCCCATTGAAAGAGTAATAAAATGTGTTTTATCAATATGCTTTTTCCTATCAGAAAGCATACGCATCATGTAATCTAAATCTGCTTGGGTCATTTACTTAACCCCAAACCATAGTTTTGATTTCTTCATCTTTAACAAGCCAAAAAGATTTTTTGTTTGTATGCTCATCTTCATAAGCAGTTTTAAATTCATTAGCTTCA